AAGACTTGGAGTTGCTTCTCGAATTGAAGATGAAACCGATGATGCGTCACCACCAGCCAGAGCGGCTGCTTCGGAAGCATTAAGTTCTTCCTGAAGAGCCTGCATATCTGCCCGACTTTGCATGTAGCTCTCACTGCGCTGCCAAGGATTTTCCAAGCCTCCAAATGCCTGACGCATTGACGCAGGAACGCTCGTTCCAAGAGAGGTAAAAGCTCTTCCGGTGGCGGAAAGAGTGTCAGACAGGTCGAAAAATGGCCTTTCTGGTGCTGCAACCGGTGCTACTGTTGGCGCTACCGCTGAAGTCTGAGACAACTTGCGATATTCTTGAGCCAAAGCTGTAGCTGCCTCTGTATCTCCGGCTGCGTCTGCATTGAGCAATGCCTGAGAGATTTGATCCAGTGATGCCATAATAGTTATTGAGGTGCGTATTTGTCCAGAGCGGCTTTTAATGCTGGATTTCCAGCCGCAGGATCAATACTAACCCGTGGAACATCGCTTGCAACTGGCTTTGATTTTTGTTCGTCAATATACGAATCGAATACATCGGTCCATGTTTTTCCGCTAGACAAGCCAAGATTGTAAGCATTTGGAAGTTTTTTCAATGGCTCAAAGGATGGAATTTTATTCCTCCAATAAACCCCAGATAGAGCCTTGAAGATATTGCGCGTTGCAACCTCATTGGACCGTACATTTCCGTATTTAGCCACAATTTCAGGTCCAACTTTATCACCGGACAATACTTCATTCTTAATGAGAGAATTAAGCAATGTCTCCGTGGTCATGTTTAATTTTTTTGCGACCTCTTTGATCTTTGAGTCCATTACCGATTTGGCCTCATCCCATACAGGATTAGCAACTGATTTATCTTTTTCTATGGAGAATTTCATCTCTGCATCATTGAGATTATTCGCAAGTTTCTCAGCATATTGCAAACCTTCAGCAAAATCAGCAAATGTTTTGGGTTTTGGATTATTCACATAATCACGCAGATTGCTTAGTGCTTTCTCTTTAACCTTGAGTGAAACATTCGGATCTGAAATAGCTGCTATATAGGTATTCTCATCCGCAGAAGGATCATTAATACCTTGCAAAATCTCAGCCTCATTAACCTTGAGAATATCTTCTGCCTTGGGTGCCGCCAATCCCTTCATGGTATCTTTGAAGGAGGTTGGAGCGGAAGGCAACGCGCTAGCCAATATTGAAGCTGGCAATGCTGCTGGCGAGAATGGAGTTGCGGCAGATGCCATGCCGGTAAGTGCCGAACTTGCGGCTACGGCAGATGGACTTACCTGCTGCTGAGTGGCTGGTGTGGCTTCCGCTGGACGATATTTGCCTTGGTATGATCCGCGCAATTCGTTGAATAAGCGATCATGCTCCTTTGCCAGTTCGTCAAATTTTGGATTTGGTATTTCTGCTCCGTCTTTGTCGTAAAGCACACTATTCCCCGCATCAGCCATTGCTTTCAATCGAGAACCAACCAACTCGTAGTCTTTTTGCATCATCTGCAATGAGGCATCTTGGGCGCTTCCACGAGTTCCAATTTTATCTCTTGCGGCCTTTTTCATCTGCCCCTCAAGATATTTAGCCTCTTCGACTGATTTGATGTTCTTGGCTATTTCTGAATCTCCTCCATACTGGAGGTATCCACCAATAGCAGTTCGTAAGTCCTCATTAGCCTTTGCGGAAGCAGCACGTTCAGCTTCTGCCCTCTGCTGCTTCGCCTGCTGATAGCCCTTGTATTGATTTTCATACAGTCCAGCCACAGTGCTGAATCGAGGATCGCTAAATGCCAAGGGATTGCGAGTCGCCAGATCGCGATATTTCACCGCAAAATCATCGCTCTCAGGGTTGAGATTGCCGCCAGCTAGTTCGCTCGCCGCACGTTCAACCTGCGCCTCAATCTCCTGCTTCTTTCGCAGGTCGTTGGCTTTTTGCGCGATGTCATCGTAGGCAAGTTGAGCTTTTTGGGCTTCAAATACTGGAGCTTGGCGCTGAAGCCTGCGAAGCTCGCCTCGTGCCGCAACTTGTCGGTTGAAGTCTGCCGCATCTTGCTCATAGGCAGCATCGCGCTGATTTTGGTAAAAAAGCGGTTCTGCTGGAGCCTGAGCAGGCATTCCAAGGTAGTCGGCAAGGTCAATGACTGGCATAAATTAAGCGGCTTTTTTCTTCTTTTCTTTTTCTCCACCTTTTTTAATAGCGGCCAAAACTCGCTCTTTATCAGCACGCGCATATTTGTTGTTAATTCCTTGGCGAACAGCAGCTTGACCGAAGAATTGCTCTTTGGACATGCCATCGAATGTAGCTGGTTTTCCAGTGTTGGCAATGGCTGTGCCAGTTCCATATCGACTGGTAACAACACGCTCTTGCGGGCCATAGGAGGCAATGACTCCTCCTGTTGGACGCTGTTGAAGCTGCGTTGGCATTGGTGTGGCTAATGGCATTGGAAGATTTCCAGCTACTAGCATGCGCTTTGTGAGTTCCAAATCTGCCGCTTCTGGATTTGCAGGCACATACGAACGAACACCCTGCTCCTCCTGCTCACGCATCCTCATTCGAGCAGCGCCACCAGCATTCCTCAACTTTTCACGAGCGGCTTGTAGAAGCTGTTCAGCAGTTGAGATTTGTGGCCTAGTATTGACAAAAATATCCTGAAACCTTGGAGGGAGCCTAGATGCTCCACCCAAAGATTCATAACTGTTTCCAGTGTATGGATTGCTCGTTGCATTGAATGTCGGTAATTCCGTGTCACCAGTGAGTGTGATAGCCATATTTTTTAGCGGTAAGTGGTAGATTTTTGTGGCTTCATCGCATCAAAAACTGACTTGCGAGAAATATTCACGATCATCCCAGGTTCATCTGGAATAAAAAGCTCCGGTTTCTTCTCGCCGACAATGTAAGCCTTACCTGGAGTTACTGGCCCGCCTTTTTCGCGGTAGCCTCCGAAGGAAACATTAGTCATGATTGGCGCACCAGCAGTCAAGCCAGGACGGCTACCAGCACCATGAAGCACGTTGTAACGACCCGGCTCGTGCATGCCACCTTGCATGCGAGCCATAGCATTACCATGCTCAGTCATGACATCCCTCTGCATGTTGTTATAATTCGTCGTGGCATTCCGTAGCTGATTGCCATAATTCGTCGTAGCGTTCTGCAACGATGTATTATATCCACTGAGTAGAGAAGAGTAATTTGGCATCCTCATAGGCTTAATAGAATGGTGAAAGTATGCGGTCAAGCTGGCGAGATTTTGCTCGCAATTCGCGTTCGGCTATTCTTTCTGGCGAATGACGAGAGCGTCCAACTGGAGTGGATCTTTGAAGAGACGGTGGAAGCAACTCATTATAATTCTCCTGCATCTCAGCCAAAGCATCAGGACCAGCTAGTCCTGTATTGAGACTATATGCTGATGGACGATTTTGCTTCATCCTAAAAGTATCAATGCCTGACAAGCGTTGATTGGGGTATTCTCGTTGTGTAGCGTTATTTGACCGCATAGCGCCAAACACTGAACCGCGAGACATTCTTTGCGGTTGTGATATTCCGGAATAAGGATTGAAGATGTTTCCTCCAGAATCCATACTGTAACCAGTAGAGCGACCCGCCTTATTGTAGGCGGCGACTTTGGCGTCGAAGGTGCCGTCTTTGCGTGCGGCCATAATATTATCTTCGCGTGTTGGATATGCCATAATTATCGAGTTTGTGGAGTTTGTCCGGCTGAGAAGGACCAGTCCATCGCCATTTTAGGACGGATAGCTCCTCGGTTTTGTTTCAGCCCTTGGTTAAGAACTTCGTAGCACTTCTGCCAGAAAATCTGCGACTGTTGAAACTCTGTAGCTCCTCCACTGTCTTCCAATTGAGTAGCCTTCATTGCGAATTTCAGCGCACCAATGTTGTCGGGCCAGATTAAATCAGTCTCTTGAATGAGTCGAACAAAACGACGCTTACAAAGGCATCGAAGCACTGGCTTATTGTCTGGACTAGCTTCGATTGTGCCAACCTTGTAACGACGATAAATAGGATTCGTTTCACTTGGCTCATAGACAGAAAGCTCAGTCGGAGTGCCAGAAACAACAACCGATAGCGTGACATTGCCGGTAGTGAGAGGCTTGACCACCTGAGTAACGAACATCTGAACAGCGGTTGTGGCCGTTGGATTTGCGAGCGTTAGGTCGATACCCTCTACACCGTTAGCATCGAAAATGGTGTTGCCATTTGCGTCGTGACCATATAGTCGCACTACTTGCCCTGCGTCGTATGGATTGTCGATTGCAAGTTCGATCAACCCAGCATCAGCTTGATACTCCTGAGTGCAAACATCGCCTTGATCTAAGATGATGCGCAAATCTCTCGTCGTCTCGTCAATGTAGCCAGGGCCAGAAGTCATGAACTCCTGCATGCGCGAGAATGGCATCGTAGGCCAGTTGACGCGAGTGACGCCAACGATTGACTCGTAGCGCCTTGGAAGAGTGATGTAGCCAGTCGTGGAAGGGTAATCGACTTGGCCGTACATATTCTTCCACAAACCAGAGTTGATGATCCTCTCGACCCCCTGATTGAGAATCGGTAGGAAAAGCTCTGAATTAGGATTGCCAGGGAAGATGGCATTGCCAATCATTGACCTGACATCCGCAACTGTTAGGCCGGTGGACATCTCCACCGATTCTAACCGTTATGGCTGGATGGGCAAGGGGGATTTTTCTATTAAATCAGTCTTTCCAACCACCTGTCAAACTCAGAACAAGAGGCTGTTTCTGTTCCTTTATATGGAAGGAAGTGGGCACCTAATATTGCCTCGCAGTAGCGTTTTTGCGCTGTTATGTCATTCACTGGATTGCTCAAGAATTGAAGGATTCGCGTAATATCTTCATGGCATTCAAAAACAGCACCACTTCCAGTGAATGCTCCAGTTCCAAGTACTGCCGTTGGAAGACCAAGCAGACAAGCCTCAGATGCAGTTGTCGAATTAACCGTTATTACGGCTGAGCAATTTGGAAGCAGGCTTCGCATATCGCCATCCATTGACCATGTAAACTTGTCTCTTGCTGGATGTTTTTCAAATAGACTGCGCTCTCTAGGATGAGGACGAATCAATAGATTTGTATTCGCCGGAATCATATTCATTATTGAGTTAAGAACCCATTCAACGCGATCTCCTCGTGGAGCCATTGGAAACTCAAAATTGATGTTGCAGTCATTTCTGCACTGGAGGGCAAAAAGTATAGGGCCACTCCGATCACCGCCAGCAAATGCTTTGGCTCGCAAATGCTTTGATGCGAAATCTTCGCAATCCACATTGAATGAGTGCATCCAATGCTTCTCCTTACATAGAGAAGACTGCGAGAAAAAACCTCTACTATCCACAAAACTTCCAGCCCGTTGTGCTAGAAGAGAGTTCTCCACATGCAGAACATTATTTCCGAACGATGAGGTCCATGAATGCGGCATTCGACATTGCCAAGTGATGATGTTTGGCGAAGTCTTGAATACATCTTTATAGTTGGCTGTAGATTGAGTGACATTATGCCAAGTTACTTCTGCCCCAACCTCTCTGCATTTAGCATCTACCCACGGTTTAATATCGGATTTAAGGACAATCTCAGTTCCCAGAGCGGCCACTTGTTTCATTGCTGAATAATGCCAATAACTTCCCGCAACGCAAGTTCGTGATTATTCCATGCACCAATGATATGATGTATTGGAGCGCGTTTCTGTGATTCCATGCGAGCGTGGCATCCTTGCTTATATGTCTGACCCGGTATGACACCAAGATCGTCACCCCAAAGCAGTATAAGAGGCACCTTCAATAGAATTGCTAAATGTGCTAAACCACTATCTGTTGAGACAACAAAACGGGAGCCAAGCATGGCTGCTGCGATCTCATCTAAGTTTGTCACTAGTGTCAATCCGCAATCAGATGACATATCTTCTTTACCAGCGGCGATAATGCGCAAGCCAGCGTCAACAAGGCCAGAAGTTAAGTAGGGCCATCCATCCCAGTTTCTATGTGGAGAGCTTGTTGCCTTCCCCCTTGGAGCAACCAATACATCGCAAGAACTTTTGTTGGTTGATATTGGGGCAACGTATAGATCATCTTTCGCTGGTATTGACCAGCTTACATTTACAAACTCAGCTTCCGGGAACTTGGTTTTTAACTCTCTTACAACAATTCTCTCACCCCATCCGTCTAGATCTTCCGATACATCAACAAAATCAGTCGCTGTTGGGTATAAAAATCTCCAAGCTACTGGGCAACAAACAGTCAATCTATCGCAGATAATAGATGCGACTCGCCGAACCTTGAAGCTAATCGTATCACCTAGTCTATACCGTTCAGGGATGACAATAATGTGCTTCATGCCAATTCAATCAAGACTTGTTTCTCCTTTGTATTCCTAGCTAAAACAGAAAAATCTGCACCAGTTTTGTTAATCCAATCCAAGAATGCTTTGAACTCGTGATCTTCATATCCATTGTAGTTGTAAAACTCGTCAAAAAGCAAAAGAGGCTTCTCTGTCAAAATCAACTCACCTAAAGAGCACAAAATAGTTTGCGTTGAACTGCCTAAATCACAGTCAAAATGAACAGCTTCTAGCCGTCTTGTAGTATCATGCGATACCGATAAGAAATTTGGCAGTGTTTCATTGAATAATCCTGGCACAATCTTGACGTTCTCTCGCCATTTGAGCTTACTAACGTCAGTTTTAAAATGTCCAACTGGATGCCCTGGAGTCCATTCTTCTGGAAGTCCATCAAATGAATCAAATCCAGTAAAAAGAGCATTTGGCCTAACTTCTGCCATGTAATTAATAGACCGTCCATTCCATACGCCAAACTCAAATGCGTTACCGTGAGTTATTCCAGTAAGGTATCTATGCCATATTTCACCACGCGTTTTGCATTTCATAGGAGCCGCCATAACACGGTCGCGTAGTTCGTAAAATGTTATCATTGTTATGGGGATGGGCAAGGCGATGGACTAGGCGTTGGACCAGGACATGGACTTGGGGATGGGGATGGGCAAGGCGATGGACAAGGATCTGGACAAGGAGATGGAGAAGGACTTGGGGATGGCGTTGGGGATGGAGAAGGGCTAGGAGAGGGTGAAGGACTTGGAGAGGGACTCGGAGATGGGGAAGGACTTGGGGATGGCGTTGGGGATGGTGACGGAGATGGCGACGGAGATGGTGTCGGTATCGGTGGCGGAGTTCCAGGACCAATGTAATCGACGCTGCCAGTAAATACCCCTCCAACAAAAGTTCCAGATAGCTGGATATTTGATCCAGCGGCAAATGGTGGACCTGAGTTAGTAATGCTCTCCATCTGCACATTTGACCTTGGCAGATTTGCAATAACCGTTGAGGTTCCGTCACGGCTTACATTTGAGCCAATTCCAGACATTCCCCATACCCAATTCCGTTGAGCAAATGGGCTGTTCTCAGGTGCAAAGTCTCCGTTGCCAGTATTAATCATTGAATAACCTCGTCTGGAGGTGATGGAGGATAGATCGTGATTCGTTCTCTCAACCAAAGACCGTTTACGTTCTGCTGGCGATCCTCAATGATGAACGGTGCCCAATCTAGGAAGTTTGTAGCTGGGAAAATCTGCGAAGAAGAATTTCGATTTAGTGGTGCCGGATATATGCCAACGCCAAAAACTGGAGCTTCTGGCTGAACCTTTGGAAACACGCAGGTTGGATGCAAGCACCGCTCGAATCTCATGCTCAAACCAATGTAATTGCCATCAACATCTGTTGGAACAGGCTGAATGTGCGTCAATTCACCAGCGGAATAAGCCACATCTGACAAAAACTGCTCAACCAAGATGGTGCTATTATACGAGATTCCAGGACGGTAGCGATACCTTGGAAGAAGCCTATCAGCCGTCTGAGTGTCTGGCCCATTGTTGACGACTTGCGGGAATCCAATTGCTTTAGCTGCAAACAAGTCTTCAAGCACAGAGGGCCAAGTGTATTGCCTTGTATCGTAGTAAATGTTGAACGGCACCCTGCGTTGCGCTGGAGTCCTTGCTCTACCAAAAAACAATGTGATATGGTCAGCATCAGGTTTTTCAGACTTCAGGTAAACATAGTCACCGTAAGAAGGGAACTTTGAAAGCATCTCACGTCCAACTGTCCAACCACACTGCTTGAATGATGTTGGGCGCACACCAACAAGTGAGGCGCTTTGAGCAGAAATTAGCGTGGAGCCATCTGGAAACACCAATTCAGGACCGATATAATCCTGTGGCACTCGCACAGAGAACATAAACTCCTCTTCATGCGGAGTCGGCAACAGTTGGAAATTGCTAGCCATTAGAACGTTTCAGGTGGGGTATATAGAATTTGGTCGCCTTGTATATATTCAGCGGAAAGGTATCGCGGAGCAATACTTGCTCCTCGGTCAAATTTCCAGAATGATCTTTTCAAGAAGGTCTGACGAAGAGGGAAGTGATTAATTTCGTCAGATATATTAGCAACAAGAGCATCGGCAGTAAGTGTCCAAGTTGCTGCGACAATCGAAGCTCCAGGTGGATTTACGCTATTTTGAAAATTCTTTAAACTTGTTGGAATTGCCGCAAATGGCGATTGAATAGATTGTCCTGAAGCCCAGATACTACCAGTACCACTAGTTGGAATCTCAGAAATATCTGTTTGAACTGGTGTTGAAGCAGTAAAAATATCACGATACTCGCCGGACCATACACTAAGTTCAGGCTGGCTGACGATACCTGCTCCATCTGAGATGTCGGTGATAAGTGCAACTGCGGAACCTCCTGGGGTGAGGGCAAGTTCGCCAGTTGCTCCACTGGCATTGATGATGTAGTAGCCAACACCTAATGACACACCGCTACCGCCTGTTTTTGCGCTCAATGTGAGGATTTGCCCGTCAGCCAAAGTCGCGCCGGTAATTGTGATGACGCCAGTTGATGCAACGCCAGTGACGCTTGCGTAAGCGGTCTGGTTGCTAGTCAGAGTCACGTCAATGACTTTGGAGGCTTTCTGCCAGCGGCGGTCTTTTCGATAAAGATAAACGTCTTGTGCCATATTTTTTACCATATCCGCTTGACTGAATGGCGCAAGTGGGATTATGGTTATCACAGCTTGAAAAAGCTGGCTTCGGGTGCAACTGGAGCAATCCACGGTAATCCGAAGCAAAAGCCCGAATTGCCGCCTGCACCCCGGTATTCGGGCTTTTTCATGTTCTGATTTTTAGCGTACTCAGCAAAAGAGGCTACTCAAACCGAGAGGAATGAAACGCTCGACATGCAGGCCGTGAGAACGTCATGTGCTCCCCGTAGCGCCAAAACGGGGGATTTCGTGGGGGTCTAGCTCAAAATGAGTAATCATCAGAGTTGGCAGTGCGAATCAAAACAAGACTGCCGGGTTACCCTCCCATACCTAACCATTGCTTAGTGCATGGGGAGGTGGGAGGGGTTGTGCCTGAGAGAGAATTCCCAAGTAATACTGAAGCCAATCCTGTTATGATCCTGACCAAGAAAACCATTGAAGCCCTTTTTAATTGTGGATCGCCAAATTCACGCCAGCTAGCAACACTGAGAATACGCCAAACAAAGGGCTGGATGCAGCGCCTTATCGGAATAGAAATCAGCGAGGCTCTTTATGCTGAACTGATTGCCTGCAAAGGTCGAAGGCCATCAGGATTGCCAAAAGCCCAATGGAAAAAGCCATGTATCCCAACTGAATAAATGATGATCCGCTACTACCGACTCACCAACGGTTCAATCTTTCGCTACCACGGCGTCATGATGCTCAAGAAGTCTGTATTCAAGGCGGTGACGCACTCATTCGCACTTGGGAGGAATAAGACCATCAGCGTCCTCATATTGCCATTCGTTAAAGTTGAAGTCGTAAAAGCGAAATAATTTGCATCGCGTTAAATAACGTGATAAGATTGATGACCATATGAAACCAATACAAGTAAAAACCACACAAGGTCAACGCTATCGCATCCTCCGAGAGATCAACTGCTTGAGTCAGCAGGCAGTAAATGAGCACATAGGACGTGCTTCCAGTTGGTGCTCGCAGCTTGAAAAAGACTGCTTTGAACTGACTGTTGATGCCGCATTAAAGGTGGCAAAACTCTACAATGTAACCCTTGGTCAGCTTATTGGAGAAGAAGCGATAGATGTTGTTTTGATGCCAAAGAATAACTGATTTGGATAAAAGATATGAACAACAAAATAGAACTTATCGGATATTACGGGAGCGACGAAATTCATGCTTGCTCTGCATGGACCTCAACCAGTAGAGAAATCACAGATGAAAAACGCGAACGTATTTCTAAACTATTAAAAATGCTAGCAGATGCGGGCCATCATACACCTTTTGAAAAGAGCAGTCTTCACTTTCTTGTGGATTGCGACATTGCTAGCCATATTCATCTGCTCAAGCATCGCATTGGTGTTTCAATCAATGGAGAGAGTGCTCGATATAAAGAGCTAAAGGAAAACAAGTATTATCTTCCTGATGACTGGGATGGTATTTACCCAACTCATGATGTGGGTTCTCCTGATTGCCCGATTGCGACAACAGAAAATTCATGGTCTAATATTCTTGAAGAATATACAAGAATGGGAAATACTTTATACCACGCTTGTCTCAAAGACCTTGAGCCTGTTCTTGGTCGCAAACGTGCCAAAGAAAGCGCAAGATTCTTCAAGACATACAATAGCCAGATTCAAGCTGACGTAATGTTCAACTGGCGGAGCTTTCATCACTTCTTGGCATTGCGTAACAAGCCAGAAGCACAGAAAGAAATCCGCGACATTGCTGCGATGATGCTCGATCTGGTGAAGAACATCGAATGCAATCCATTCAAGCACACGCTTGAGGCTTTTGGACATTAAGCAGCCCACAAGCCAGCCAACTGCTTGAATCTCTTCTGCAATTGGTTTGGTTTGTCTGGATTGTGATTTCCAGGCTTATCAATACTTGAGAGGCCATGCTTCTCACGGCAAAGCTCAATAAGAACGCAGGCACTATCATAAACGTCCGGCGACTTCCCTGTTCTGCGCTTCATATCGACTTTGGACTCAACCTTGATTCTTGATCCTCCATCAAGTGCCTTGTTGTCTTTATACTTACGAACCGTCATTTCGTCAGCCATCTCCTTTGTGATGTTGCGTAGCTGATCGCAGCGAATCATTTCTTTACCGACCGACCAAAGCTCGCTAACTCTGTTAGCATACCTCACGCTTGATTTCTCACGATCCGCAGCAGACACAGGACGATCTGAAGCCTTGCCACCGAAGTCAACACGCAAGAAGGTGTTGCCCCACTTGCTCCACATGGCATCCGCAAAAGTCTTGCCACCACCAGCAGACGCATCAATTGCCACATCCTTGATGTCGATTCCATCCTTTTTGCAGATGTCTTTGATTTGGTCAATAAGCTGCGTAGTGCGGTCAACGTCGCGTTTGCTGGCATCGTCATTGAGAAGGATATGGCGCTCAAACTTGAGTCGCTTTTTGCCATCAGTGCAGATGCCAATAGAGCCAATCGTCATCACCGTTTTGTCACCACCACTGGTATATGAAAGGTCGATGCCGCACACTTTAGTTGGAATCCCCTGCCACACGCAATCCTTGGGCGTCTTGATGATTTCAGCGGGAGAATAAATATTGTCATCGTCTCCATCAAGAAGGAATGCACCAAGGACACCTCGCCAGTAAGCTCTTGTATGCTGGCCTAGCTTCTCTCGTTTTTCTTCCAACATCTCGCGAGTCATCAAGAACGGGTAGATCGTTTTACCCTCAATGATGTTTGGCGATGTCTCGTTATTGATTCGGATGACGTGAGCACCCTTCCCTTTCCACTCATCCCAGTCTGGGTTGTAGCTGTCCCAGCCTCCAGGAATAGGCTCACAAAGCTGCCCAAAGGTGTCGAAAGGAGAGTTAGCATTCGCTAGCGCAATAAGCTGGACGTTCGGATTCTGCGTCAAGTTTTCCTCGAACGTATTGATGATGGATGGCGAAAGTTCCGCGCACTCGTCCAGAACAACAATGAGCTTACCGCCAGGGCCATGCTTCTGACCTCGAATGGCGCGTGAGGATTCAGCGGCTTTGCTTTGCTCACCTGGAAACAGTCGAATGCCATATTCATCCATCACAACGCCGGTATTCAAGTCCATAGACTTGATACAGTGAGAAGACTCAACCAACTTGCCAGGAGGTGCTCCAGCCATGCCATTGAAGTAACGAGTGATCTGGCCCCAAATACGTCCCATCGAGTCCTTGATGGTCGTAGTGTTAACGAGAACGACGTTCTTGTATGGATTTGCCAACCACCAAACGAGGCAGTAAACGGCGAACAAGCCAGTCTTGCCACCAGAACCACCAGACGAGATCGCTAGACGCTTATTCTCAAATGCGGCTTTTGCCATCTTGATCGCCCAAGGATGCCACATGAACGGAGTCCTACTTCCTGGATAGTTCCAGATGAGGTTCACCGCGTTGACGAAATGAATCCACGCAGGCTTTCCTTGTGGGTTTTTATCACCTTTCCAACCGAATAACGAACCCGTTGGACACTTGAGGAAGATCAACTCAACATCCAGTTGATTGCCGAATTGATGATCAAACTTGATTCCGTATGTCTCGATTGGCCCTCGCGTTAGCTGGACGACGCGAGATTTTTGGGGCTTTTGTTTCATATCTGTTGAATTGGTAGTTCAGAACTGGTAAGTTTCAAGATTATATGAACTATGGAAATCTGCCAAACTTGCCACAAGAACGGACGCTCTTTATGGAAAGACTGCTGCCTATGCACTGGAGATGTTTTGAAGCCGAGCGAGTTCATCGCATGGAATGCCAAACGCAGAGTGCATTACGATATACCTCAACCAAAGATCGAAGTGAAGCAGGTTGTATTTAACAAGCCGAAGTTGGTCTTTGGTCAGAGGATACAGAAGTGACTTGCGATAAGCCAATTTCAGATGTCATGTCTGCAAAATTATGAATCACGAAGTTGAGACTGTCGAAGACGCCCTAACAATGCTGCAAGCTACTGTATTTGAGCCAGAGTTTGCCGCACCGTTGATTCGTCGTAATATTGAGCATGGACTTGCATCAAACTATGAGATTCAGTTCTTCAAGGGAACGAATGGTGTCACAATGACGGCGAAGGTGACTCCAACTTACAAAAGCAAGTACCTCGGAAAATATGACGGTTTGGAGTGATTATGGACAATATGCCGCGATTTGACTTTGACAAAATCGCCCAACAATGGGTTGCCGTGAACAAGAAAGAATACCATATACCCAAACTGGTAAATCCAGACTATGTGGATTGCGAGTCAAATGAGCTTTGGATTAATTTGATAACTGGAGAAGTGAAAGAAACGCCTATCCGCCAAACTTCTCTATCCAATTAGCTAGAAACTGGCTAAGTTGAATGCCATCTCCATCAGCCATCATGCACTTGCAGCTTTCTGGCTTGCATTCACTCCAGGTGCATCCGTCGTGATTTATCTTCGGCGAATTACCATGTCGGCACTTCGCGCGTGACTCAACCT